GGTATGTCGAGAACGCGGCAGTCTGTGCCACAAACTTGCCGGTCTTTTTCCAGTCTTTTTCCGGATGGAACGGTATAGCCTCCTCCGAATACCACATAATTAAATTCCCATTCCAAGAGTCCCAGCTCATGTGGTCCGGAATGAAAGGAAAAAATTGCTGTAACGGCACTAAGGTCTCCAAGCCTTAATAATATTATGCTTTATACTTGGATTACCCGTGCTTATACAATATGACATAGACCCAGTTGGTATATTGTTTTGTCTTGCAAATTCTTCACCACCAACTTCAGTAAATACAACATCACCATTTGTAAACTCAACACATAAAGGTTTACTTGTTTTGCTCAACCCGCCAGATTTTCCTTTTAGTGGGTTAATCCTAGTTTTGTTATACTCAGATAAATCTTTTCTTTTTTTACCAAACATTGGATTATTTTCCCCCGATAAATTAACAGAAAATATTTCATCTTCGGTTAAATAGCTTTGAATCTTTTTAGCCGCGGCAAAATCGGCTTTACTTTTATACATGCGGGCTCTAACTAAATGCCAAATAGCATGATCAATAGGGTGCAACAAAACCAAATTACTTTCATCATCGGATCCACCAAAATGTTTTGGAATAATGTGGTGAGCATGAAAGTTTGCTGTTAATTTGTTTCGGTCTTTATGTTTTGTAGTCATTTAAAATACCCTTTAAAATCAATAACTTACCTAAGGTCTTTCATCGCCGTACTCGGCAGTAATAAGAATCCGGCCCATTTCATAGTTGCCGTCAATAGTGTCTGATAGGAATTGTAATTCTACCTCTCGGTGCTCCACGCGCATATCAATCTTGCCGTCGTTGGGGCCAAATAAAAACGGTGTCGTTGTGGTTGAGTCACCACGTGCAAACTTACGACCTAAAACTTGCAGCGTCATATTACCATTTTGAACAAAGTCTGGCTCAACGCGGCGTAAGTGCATTCGGCGATTAGCACCAGAGGAGGTATCTGCTGATGGTGTACCACCAACCCAGCTAATATCACACGTTGTGAAACTAGAAAAGATAGAGGTCTCGCTAGTAAAAGATATTTTGTTTAAACCAAACTCATGCTGCCAAATTGGATAACCACCAACAATATTATAGACTAAGTTGCCCGCAACCTCTGGTGGATTAAATGACGCAGAGCAAGTAATTAGTGTGACACCCTGAGGATACAATGCTTTAATTGTTGAGTTAAAAGTAAACGTACTCGAGGTTACTTGGTAGGTAGTATTTGGTAAGGTAGTTGAAAATGTTAAAAAGTTACCTGGAGTAAACGCCGGAGTAACGTCACCGCTAACATAAATTTGTGTACTGGTAGGCGCGGGTAAACTAGCCGGGTGTGTAATAATATTAAATGGCTGACTGTAGACAGCGCCATAATTCCAGTCTGCCCAGATAGGTGTTGGGAAAATTTCTGTAGTCCAGCCACAAGATCTTTGTGCACCCGCAGCTTGGCCGGCGTCATACCAGATTTGATCTTTTACATTATAAATAATTGCGTCGGTACACTCAGTTGCTGTACCCCTTGGATAAAAAAACCAAATTTCGTTGTATCTAGGTACCTTAGTAGCCCATACTTTTTGACGTTGAGTGTAGTTAAGGTTATCAAATAGCCAATTTACATTTTTATCATTTGGCAAAACATTAACCTGCCCGTTGTATACATAGAAACGGTCAACGCCCATCCAGTAAAACGAGCCGTCCATCTCAACAAAACAAGAGGATGACATCGTTGAAATTTGGCTGGAAACAATATCGTATCTCCAGAAAAACGGAGAGACGCCAGTAAAGGAGACACGAATTAAACTGTCAGTAGCCCAAAACAATCCCGATGGTGAGTTAGTACCACCACGTACAGGCATGCCCTTAACAATTTTACTAGAGGACATATTGACTTGGTTGGCTGTGTTGCCGTTCCAGTCATTTAATGATTGTGCAGAGTACGTAGAGGAAACATGATTGTTCGCGATGTATCCGTTTGAGCCATACACAAAAAGATAAGGATAAAGAACACAAACGCCACCATCCACCACAATAGGTTTATAAGTTGGGTTCTGTCCACCCGTGTCTGCAAGGCCAGTAAACGTCCATTGATCAGACGCGTTAGGAAGGATGCTGCCGACTTGAACTTGTGTAGCCACACCATTATCAATATTATTCAGGTTTAAGCCCGGGTGTGCTATAAGCTCTAGCGCGTTACCTAGTGGGCTGTATTGTAAATCAAATTGCCAGAGATTGCGTGTATCTGGGGTGAATTTATAGTCATCAATCCATACGTTAGTGACTGTGCCGCTTAGTGCAGGGGTAAAAGTAACCGTTGTATTTGGTGTTGAAAAAACGGGAGTGCCCACAGTTGTATAGACTGTAGGAGTACCTGACTGAGTAAATATGACCTTAGTACCAGCCGGGAAAACTGAAACATAGCTAGTTGCTGGTGAGCTGGTAATTGTAAATGTGGTGGTAGTATTTGACGCTACAGCAAAGTTAGAGTAGCCGGGGGTAAAAATTCCGTTATAAGGCCCTGAGCCTACACCAAGTGTTGTGCCGGTTGTAAAAATATTTAAGGCATTGGCTGTCCCAGCGAATACATAGTTAACGCCGTTGTAGGCATTAGTAACCATTCCGCGTAGTATACCGCTAAACGTAGAAAACAATTGACGAAAGCCACCCATTTTCTTAGGTGTACCACGCTGAAATCGACACCATACTCCATCACTATACTCTCGTGACTCAAAGGCAGTACCGTCCCGTTTAATGCCGGGCTGAACACCTAAGCTGTAAACAAGATTATACTGCTCTTGAGTTGTGCCGGCGTTTCCCTGTTGTGGTTGTTGGTTATCGTCAGCCATCAGAACGTTCCGCCGGGAATAAGCCCAGCGTTAAACGTTGCTGGCGTCGCTATTTGAGGGGATAAAGTATTTGAGTTATCAATTCTTAACATTTGAACTGAATTGGCTGTAAGCCCCAATACACTAGTACCAACCAAATACATGCCAGTCGAAGTATCAAAGTTAAATGAGTGTGATGGTGCTGATACAGAACCGTTGTTGGCTAAGAATACACCACTAGTAGTCTGTGTTAGTGAGAATAAAAGGTTTCCGTCACTCAACACGGTAGCAACTTGACCCGCGGATAGCACAATTGGCGATCCTACGGACCCGGCAACGTTAAACGAAAGGTTGTACGCGCCGGAGCTTGTGTTGTTTACTAAAACATAAAGCTGAGTAATAGCCGGTAGCGTTATATTTAATGTTGCCGTTCGCGTGCCGGATATTGCAACGTATGTCTGAATAATCGGCGCGTAGGATACAAGACTAAAAGACGTCCCAATAATACTGTCCACGTCGTATGTTGCGGATGTAAAGGTTACGTTTGACGGCACAGCCCAACCGACAGTAAAGAAGTTGCCTGTGGATTGTTCAAACATAACAAACCCAGAGTCGCCAGGGTTAGTTGATATAGAAGCTACCCCGTTAATTAACGACGGCGATACCGGAGTGATGTTTAATGTGCCGCTACCGTTATTTCTAAATCCAAAAAACCAACCACCAGATAAGGTTGCCACGTTTGGTATATTAAACGTGCCGTTGCCACTGTTCCATACAAAGGTAGCAGCGCGACTGTTTTTTGTAATTACTGGTGACGATGTTACTTCTACAATGTTACTTGTTACTGCCAATTGCCCGGAGATAGTAGTTAGCCCAGCGCCTTGCAATGACGCCGCATCCGCCGCCGATGTGCCAGTACCAAACTGCACATTTTGCCATACTCCGGCAACGGTAGTGTTGTCTGACAGATAAAAGTAGCGCGATGTGCCGTGTGTTACAGTAACTGACTGCAGGCTATTAATGTCTGTTATAACAAAGTCATACAGACCGTTGTTGCGAATTAAAATGTCTGTACCAACAGATCCTTGGTTACCCTGTGGCAATAAAATTACTAGTCCAGTGGTTGACGGCGTGCAGTCCATAATACGGGCAGCTGGCACCTGAGTCGGGTTTACAACAGCAGGCCAGTATAACTGAGTGTTTGCACTAAAACTTAGCGCGTAATAGGATACGTCGGTTGGTTCAACAACGGTACCAGTAAACGGTGTTGTAAATGTGGACATAGATTAGGGTTCCTGAATCGGAGTATTTCTGTCGATTCTGCGTGAGTTATCCTCTTTTTTGAGGGCGGATAATGAATCGGTGTAGTATGTTTTCCAAATAGGCAGCTTGTCTAGGGCCTTTAAATATCCTTGTGCTTGTAACAAAGTACCAAACAACATTGCCTGCGGGCACTCACGCGTAAATAAATTTTGCTGATTGGACGAGTCTAGTGGCTGAATCTCGCTGTAGTAAATAATTTCTACACTAGCAGTTGCGCTAGGGGCTGGGGCAATTGCCCAGTTGTTGTAGTCATACTCGCCATAATACTTAGGGGTACCGGCGCTTGATTCTGACTGGTACTGTGCAATGTAGTCCTGTGAGCGCAACAAGATTGGTGCCCCGTTGACCTTCATGGAGACCGTCTTTCTCCAGCGTGCAGGTTTTTGTAGTATAACCTGATTTTGTGCTAAAGTTGTCTCGACAACTGTTAGTTGGAGAAGTGTCTTTAACTCCGCGGCAATTGCTGATTGTGCCAGGCCAATAAGGCTAGGTATCTGCGCAATAAAATCAACGTCGTCTCTTTCCATGTAGGTAATGACGTCAGCAACCAGATTGTCGTACGTCATTATGTATGCGCTGGTCATCGTGTGTAGTAGCTTATGTTAGGTTGGAAGTAAATTGGTGACTTATCACGATCCTCTTCTTCAAATTCAGTACGCGCATTTAATGAGAGCTGTTCTAAATAAGTTACCCGATTTAAATCAGTTCCAGGAAGTTGCAATGATAATTTGTGAGATAGCGCAGACTGAATGTAGGGTATTACACGATCTGGTAAATACAACTCATTAGTAAGCGAACCAACATCTTGTGGCTGTAACTCCAAAATCATTGAGAACACTTGGTAGTTGTTGTTTGGTACCGG